GTCCACTATTCTGGCCGTGTACAACGCCTGGAGGTTTTACCAAGACCCGGCTTACCGAATACTGCACCAAGGCGACCAAGACAGGACGGCCTACAAAACCAGCCGGGACACTAAGGCGGTGCTCATGCGCCACCCGCTCACGCGCGACCAGTTCCAAGCCATTCGCGGAGAGGCTTCTTTTTGGTGGGTACCAGGTGCCAACGATGAACGGAACCCATCAATGCAAGCCGCTGGCATTACCACCAACATCACATCAAGCCGGTGCGATGAAGCGCAAAACGATGATGTGGAAGTACCAAGGAACATACAAAACCCCGAAGCCCGGGAGAAAATGCGCTACCGACTGGGCGAGCAAACGCACTGTATGGTGCCCGGTGCGCGGCAGCTGTACATCGGGACACCTCACACCCACGATAGCCTGTACGACGAAATGGAGGCCATGGGGGCTGATTGCCTGACCATTCCTATGTTTGCGAATGAACAACGGGTAGAGGAAGCGCGAGAGCGTGAATATGTGCTGGACTTTGTACCCGAAATGGTACTGGCCGGAATCGGTAAATTTACCAAGGCGCTCAAGCCAGGTAAGGACTATACGCTGCGCGGCACTACAGTGGTGTTGCATAAAGCCCCGGGCGGGTTGGTGGACTTTTACGCAGGCAGCGCATGGCCTGAACGATTCACCTTGGAGGAAATGGAAACCCGCCGTAAGAAGTGCCGCACCATCAATGAGTGGGATTCTCAGTACCAGTTACACAGTAAACCAGTGGGCGAGGTTCGCCTAGACCCTGCGCGCATGGTCCCCTACGACACCAAGCCCCGCGTTCAATACTCCAACCGAGAGGCCATCATGTGGCTTGGCAAGACCCGGATTGTGGGCGCGTGCGCGCGCTGGGATTGCTCGCTTGGAAAGATCAAATCCGATGCATCAGTTTTTAGCCTGGTGCTTACCGACGCATCCGGCAATCTGTACTGGCAGTTTGCCGAGGCCTTGATCGGCGATCTAGACGACCAATGCAAGCGGGCCAAAGAGTTGGTTTTGGAGTACCAAATACCCAGCGTCAAAGTGGAGACGAACGGGCCGGGTGGTTTTATACCGCCACGGCTGCGCAAGTTCTTGGCGGGCACCGGCTGCGCGGTGGTGGACGATCACAGCACCGTGAACAAGCAAAAGCGCATCCTTGACGCATTCGAGCCGCCGCTATCCATGGGTGTGCTGTGGGCTCATGTGTCTGTATTGGATGGGCCTACATGGGACCAGATGAAGGACTTCAACCCGCTCAGCACAAACCAGCCCGACGACTTCATTGATTCTGGCGCTGGTGCCATTGCCGACACACCGGTGCGTATTGGGCAAATAGTCGGGAAACCGACCGAGCATCAGCAGCATCCTTGGCGTCCATCAGCGGGCGTTCACGAGATAGTGTTCGAAACCTCTTAGCCCTTTGGGTGGCCCGCGCAAACCATTGCAAAGGCCACCATGTCAGTTACCGCTCAAACCCCCTACAAAAAATACACGGCAGCCCCAGCAGCTACGCTTTTCACAACCGATTTTCGGCTGTTCCTTGCCAGTGATCTTGTAGTCAAAGTCAACAGCGCAGTAGTTACCACCGGGTTCACGGTGTCCGGTATCGGCGCTGCAAGCGCTGACGTGACATTTGGTACACCAATGGTAGGCGGGGAAATCATCGAGCTGCAGCGCAGCGTGCCCAAGACACGCTCCTCTGATTTCCAACAGCTTGGGGACTTTCAAGCGCCCGTAATTAATGCGGACTTGGACCGCATTGTGATGATGCTGCAGGACTCACAATTTTTGAATGCGTTAGCGTTGACGCTGGCAGCCGGATCAACAGCGAGCACAGTTGTCCCGGAGCCGGTAGCCAATGCGCTGCTGGGCTGGAACGCGGCAGGTAACGCGCTGCAAAACTACGCGGGGGGTGCAAGTGCGCCTGTGTCCTTGGCTATGGCGCCAGTGGTTGCTGGGGCGACATTGGCTGCGGCTCGGGCAGCGATGGGGCTTGGCAACATTGGAGTAGGGTTTAGAAATCGCATTCACAACGGCGGCTTTCAGGTTGACCAGCGCAACGCATACGCGGCACAAACCATTACGGCTGGTGCGGCCCTGGCCTACACCGCAGACCGTTGGTACGCCTATTGCACTGGGGCCAACGTAACAGGTCAAGTCGTAGCAGGTAGTGCACAGGCGCAAAGACGTTATAGATTCACCGGTGCGGCCTCGGTTACTGCAATCGGCTTCGGCACCCGACTAGAGGCTCGTGATACCTACGACTTAAATAGCCAGACAGTAACCATTTCGGCAGACCTTGCCAATTCACTGCTTACGACTGTGACGTGGACATTGTTTCGGGCCACCACCACGGACGACACCTTCGGCACCTTGGCTGCGCCCACAGTTACGCAAATAGCCACCGGGACATTCACTGTGAACTCTACAGTGTCTCGCTACAGCGCCCAAGTGAGTGTGCCAGCAGCAGCTACCACTGGTTTGCAACTTGTATTTAGTGTTGGCGCTCAAACGTCAGGTACTTGGACTATTGGGAACGTGCAACTAGAACAAGGCACTGATGCATCGGCATTTGAAATCCGACCATACGCCACCGAATTTGCTTTGGCTTGTAGGTACTATTACCGATGGGTGACCCCATCATTTGCATTTATTGGGCTTTTGCAGGCATCCACAACTACACAGGCTTTGGGTTCGATAAGGCTCCCAGTACAGTTGCGTGCGGTGCCTGCTATTACGTTCTCAGGCCCTTCTGCATTCTATGTAAGCGATGCAGCGGCGGGAGGTCGGACGGTGACCAACATATTGGCACTTACATCGTCTAGCTTAGATGTTTCGCTGCAGGCGGTTGTTGCCAGTGGATTAGTCGCTGGTAACGCAGCTTACTTGCAGGCCTCTGGATTGATACCCGCATGGATTGCAGCGAGTGCAGATCTATGATTTCTGACTGCGCAGTACAGCTACACGTAGCGGCCTACCATGCCTCGCCGGGGTACAACAACGACACGCCTGGTGTTGGTTTGCTGTGTCCTGTGGATGGTGATTGGCGGCTGGCTGCTGGCACCTATTTCAACAGCGTGCGCAAGCAGAGCGCCTATGTGGGTGCCGCTTGGCAGCCGGTTCACCTAGGGCCGGTCAAGGCGGGCGTCTTCGCGGGAATGGTGACCGGCTATAAATACCCAGCGGTGCCCTTTGCGGGCTTGGCCCTGAGCGTACCGCTTGGCCCCATCGAAGCTCACTTGGTGACTATCCCCGAAGTTCAAGGCATTAGCCCGACTACCGCGGCTTTTTCGATTTCCTTCAAGTTCTAAATTTCAAAACCCGGACACATTAAGGCAGCAATCACATGAGCAGAGCCACATTCCCCGAAGTTGAGCGGCGCAAAGAGCTGCAGCTCTCAGACGAGCACATCGAGCTTATCGCAGAGCGCGCGGCCACCAAGGCCATGGCAAAGCTGACCGACGAGGTTTACAGGTCGGTGGGCCGAGGTGTGGTGAACAAGTTTTTCTTGGTGGTGGGCGTGCTGTCCACGGCTGTGTATTTTTGGGCGCAGGCCAAGGGGCTGATTAAATGAAGCTCACACTCCAACGCCGCCCCTCAGTGGGTGGGGCCACCATCGGCAAGCTCTACATAAACGGCGTGTATGCCTGTGCCACCTTGGAAGACGAAGTGCGCGAGATTGAAGGCGTGCCGGTGGCCGCTTGGAAGGTCAAAGGCGCGACGGCTATTCCATCGGGTGAGTACCGGGTGACGCTTGAGCATTCCGGGCGCTTTGGGCCTGACACGCTCACCATCCACGATGTGCCGGGTTTCCAGTACATCCGCATGCACGCGGGCAACACCGCCGCTGATACCGAAGGCTGCCCGCTCTTGGGCATGCAGGCCACAGAAACCACGCTTATCGGTGGCACTAGCCGCCCAGCCGTGGCATTGGTAAAAGCCGAAGTGCAGCGGGCCATCCGCGCAGGCGAAGTGGTCACCATTGACATTAACAACGCGGGGGCGCTGGCATGAAACTAATCGCAAACTGGCGCAAAGCGTATCGCATGCTCTCTATCCAAGCCATGGCGTTTGCCACGGCAATACAGGGCGCTTGGATGTTCATACCCGAAGATATGAAAGCAACCATCCCGCCCTCCGTGGTGCAGTGGGTCACTATGGGCCTTCTGGCCTTTGGCATTGTTGGGCGGCTGGTAGATCAGCCCAAGGTGAAGCCATGATCGCCATTCTGCTCAACTGGCGCACCTGGGCCGCGCTCGGGCTGGTGGTTTCGCATTGGTTTGCTTACCACCAAGGCGGGCTATCCAAGCAAGTGGAGTTCGATGCCTACGTGAGCGACCAGCAAACCGCCCACATCGCAGCCCTAAACGATGCCCGCGCCAAAGAGCAAACCCTTCAACTCGCAAACTCAAAGGTTCAAAATGATTACCAAGCCCTCAAGCGTAAGTCTGCTGATTCTGCCTCTGGTGCTGAGTCTGAGCGCTTGCTCCTTATTGCGGCCCTCGACGCCGCCCGTGCAGCCGCCCCAAATTCCCCCGCCGGCAGCGGAGCTGATGCAAGCCCCACCGAGCGGGTTCTCAGAGAAAGCGTCGGGCGATATGAAGCGGTGGCGCGAGACGCTGACCGGCTCTCAGACCAAGTAACCGGCTTGCAGGGCTACGTACGCAGCGTTTGTCTGCGGTGAAGTGACACAGTAAAGCCTAAGTATGATTGGTGGGGGATAAGCCCCGCAAACCCGCATGGGGCCTAGGCCGATTTTTCCTGAAATTTCCCACGAATTAGCCGCAAAGCCGCGCCAATACTGGAAAGTTTCGATGGATTGTGATTCCTGTTGTCGTGGGTTCGAGCCCCATCAGCCACCCCATCTAATACAGCGCCATCCTTAGTGATGGCGCTCTGTTTTGTGTAGCGCACTGCAAATACACACAGTGCAAATTCCCGCCAAATTTCCCACGCTGGGAAACGGGAGCTAGTTTGAAGACCTGAAAACTTCCACGTTTCGGTCATACACCCGGGCAGTCGTCTCCGGGTTTTTATGCAAATCCGGCAGGGCTCCAGTCACCTTCTTATGCTTGGTGGCATAGAAGGCCCGCAGGTCATGGAATGTGAACCGCGTCTCAGCCGTCAGCACTTTTTGCTTGATCGCCTCCAGCATGCAGCGCTGCCATAGCGCCTTGAATCCCGAATCGGTGTAGTGGTTGTTGTCGCGCGTTGGGAAGACGTAGAGACAGTCCAACTCACGAATGGTCTCCAGGCGCACCAAAAGGGCCTCCAGCGCGGGGCTGATACTCACCACCTCCACTACCTGCTCCCGCTTCTTGCCGCGCTGTTTGGCGCGTATGGTGCGGATCACGCCAGCTGCCCGGTCTACCTGTGGCCAGGTGAGCTGCAAGAACTCGCATTTGCGATTGCCGGCCAGACTGGCGTACTCAGCGGCCATGCCCACGATGCGGCGCTGGGGCGTTTGCTCGGTCAACCATGTGAGGAATTTGGCCAGCAGCGCATCTTGAGGGGCCTCAGTTCTAGCTTCCAACTGGTGCGGCTCCACCCCGATTGTTGCGTTTACGGTACACACGCCCAATTTAATGCCATGCCCGAATAGGTTGGATAGCAGAGCTTTTTCAGTGTTTGCCCGTTTGGGGGCCGATGCGCGCTCGACGTGCACATATCTGGCCACCATCGTGGAGTCGATACGGTTGGCGGGCATCTTGCCGAAGGTTTTTTCGATTTCTTTCCACGCCTGCCGGTAGTCGGCCTTGGTGCTGTCCACTAGCTTTTTCCAGCGCGGGGAGGGCGCTTCGGGGTCTGTGTACCGCTCCCACACCCATTTCAATGTGCCTTGATCTTCGTTATTGCCCAGCAAGTCCAGCACCTTGCGGATAGCCGCTAGGCGGTCTGTGCCTAGGTTGATGGGCTTGGCTTGGATAGGGTGGTAGCGGTAGGTGATGGTCTTGCCATCAGCCCACGGGCGAGCCTCCATAAGTGGCAGTAAGCCCTTGGCGCTCTCCCGGTCTTTTCGCATTTAGTGGACTCCCCACACTGGCTGAAAATCAGTCTTTTGCATGGCGCGGTTTGCCCCATTGCCCATGACGGCATCATAGTGTGCACGGTTGACCAGTGGCCGCCCGTTGGGTTTGCGGTGCACCGTCAGGCCCATGGCGCGCAGGTAGCGGATCCGCGCGGCGTTTTGAACGTAGCCATCGCAGATGCTGTCTATCTCGGCATCGGTGAGGTCGGTCATGCCGCGCCTTTCATAAACACGATCCAGTGGGTAAGCCCCTTACGCCCGCTCGGGTGCCCAAAGAGCGGCTGCACGGGCGTAAGCGCAAGCACCTCGCCCAGCTTGACTTGGGTTTCATTCCACTTGAACACTAGAACGCCATCGGTGGCCAGCACGCGAAAGCACTCAGCGAAGCCTTGGCGCAGGTCGTCGCGCCAGTCTGTGCCCAGCTTTCCATACTTGGCAGCCAACCATGAGCGAGGGCCGGCGCGAACGAGGTGTGGCGGGTCAAACGCAACCAGTTTGAATGTGCCATCCGGGTACGGCAACGCTCGGAAATCCAGCAGTGCATCGGGCTCAATGCGAAGGGTGCGTGTGCCGCTGGCGTTGCCGTGCGAGCGGTCGGTGACAGTCAATACCTCGCTGCGCTGGTCACCAAATACCACATCAGGGTTTTGGCGGTCAAACCACATCATGCGGCTGCCGCAGCATGGGTCAAGGATGCGCTGAGTGTTCACGCTGCCACCCCCTGCACTTGCCCACGCATCCGCGCAGCCGCCATATCGAGCGCATCCAGCATTTGCTTAGGCGTGGACAGCCTCAAAATGCCTTCGTAAAGGTCTAGAGCGTCACCCATGGCCACCAGATCAGGCCCGGTAAAGCCAAACTTGCCGTGGCGCTCATGGATGGCCGCGCAGTTCATCAATGCTGCGACACCCCGCACCATCGTTTCAGCGGCCAGCGGGTCTATCAGCTCGGCGCGTATCAGGCCCACGTTGACAGCGGCGGCTAGGCGGTCGAATTGCTCTAAGTCGCCCGTGCCGATCTTGAGTTTTTCAAAGGTCAGGCGCAGCGCTACCATGATGCGGTCGGCGTTTTCGCGGGGTTGCTCGGTGTTCGCAGCAAGGACGTGAACTGCGGCCATGGGGTCGCGGTGCATGCGCTTGGCGTGGGCGGCGCGGCGGTAGACTGTTTTCATGCGGCTCTCCGTTGTTGTTGTGGCTCGGTGTAATTGGCACCCACAATGGCTTTACTCATGGGTGGGCAGACGCTGTTTCCACACATGCGCACCTGGGCGGTCTTGGTCAGGGCCCGACCGTCGCCCCCGGTGTCGATTTCGTAGCTCTCTGGAAAGCCTTGGGCGCGGTAGAGCTCACGCGGGGTAAGCATGCGCAGGCCAATGTCCACAATGGCGTATTCCTCGCCGTGCACGGTCACCAGGCCAAAGCGGTCTTTGGTGGGTACGGTGTGCATGGGCTCGGTTAGGCGCGGGTCTTGGTCGGTGCCGTAATATTTGATGAGGAAGGCGCGCACTTCGGCATGGTGGGTGCCTTGGGCGCTGATGGTGTGTAGTGGCTCGTCGGTTGGGCTGCCCACATTGGTGCCGCGCAGCTTGAGCATGTGGCTGGTGACCAGTGCGCCCACGGCTCCACTGGCTGTGATGGTGTTGACTGGCTCCCGAACGTCACGAATACCGTGGCTGCGTCGCTTGGTACTGCCTGCACCCTCGCCGTGGCCTAGGTGCACCATGTTGGCGGTGACAAGGCTGTGATGGTCAACGGTTGTGACGGTAGCCACCGGGTCGGCCATATCGGAACCGACCACGCCCGTGTAGTTCTTTGCGAGGAATGCAGACACCAGCGCATGCTTTTGGCTACCCACCAGTGTGCCTATGGGTTTGCCAATGTCCAGCGCGCGCGGTGCTTGGCCTTCACGCTCACCATAGCCGGTTTGAATTAGCGTCGGTACAGCCAATGCAAACCGGTTTTCTGTGGTTTGAGTTGGCAGAGGGTTGTCCAGTGGTGCCGTGCGCTCGTCTCCGGCGCGCTTGGCACTGTGGTATTGAACAATAAACGGCTCGGCCGCATCGACCACATAGCGCTGTATACCTTTGGCAATTCGCTTGCAGGTGGCATCGGCCAATGGCTTTTTGCGCTCAAAAATGCTGGGCGCATGGATGCTCCAGTCGATGCACTCAGCCGCGGTGTGCCATGGCTTGAGTTTCTTGGCCTTGATCTGCAGCGAGTCAGGGGCAGCGTGGGTAGGCTGTGGCCACACAATGGGCTGGCCGTCACAACGCGCCACCAGAAACAGGCGCTTGCGGATGGTGGGGGCACCGTAGTCGCAGGCGCGCAGCTCGCGCCACTCCACCACATAGCCTAGATTGCGCAAACTGCTAACCCAGCGTTTGAATGTTTGGCCCTTGCGTTGCGGGCATGGCCACTCGCCCCATGTTTCAGTTGTATTGCCCAGTTCGTCGGTGGTGACCACTTTGCGCTTGACTAGCGGCCCCCAAGTCTGAAATTCCTCCACATTTTCCAAGCAGATCACTCGCGGCTTTCTGTTAGATGGCTCAAGGGCCTTGACCCATTTCAGCACCACGCCCGCCAAGCTGCGAATCTTCTTTGACACGGGCTTGCCTCCCTTGGCCTTGCTGAAATGTTTGCAATCCGGGCTGGCCCACAGTAGGCCCACTGGCTGACCGGCGGTTACTGTCACGGGGTCAACCTCAAACACATCGCTCACAAAGTGGCGAGTCTGCGGGTGGTTAGCCTGGTGCAGCGCCACGGCCTCGGGGTCATGGTTGATGGCAATGTCCACTGCACGGCCGATGGCTTGCTCAATGCCAGTGCTGGCACCGCCGCCGCCGGCAAAGAGGTCTACCACCAGCTCGGCGTGGATAGGCAGGTTGAATTGGGGGGTTAGCATGATGTTGCTCTCCCAGCCAATGCCTGCGCAGCTGCATGTAACCGCGCGTTGAACCAACGCCGGATCACATAGCTGCGCACTTGGCCTTCCAGCCGCTTGGCGGCGTACAGCGTGCCGCGCCCGGGGATGCATGCGCAACTGTCGGCCACGAAACGGCGGTGAAAGGCCGGGGCGATTTCGTTGTAAAGCAAGTGGTGCACGATGCGGTCGCGAAACTCTGCGGCCCATACTTCGCGCGGCTTGGGGTGGGTGATAACGAAGCAAATGGAGCGCCCAGGCTGATAGTCGCCACTTACCAGCTCGTCGTGCAGATCGAACAGGTTGCGCTCGGCATTGGCTTCGAACGCCAGCGCACTGGCGCTGTTGCGCTTGGTGCGTCGGCAATCGAGGTAGGCTTGCACCAGCAATTGAAACAGGTGTGAATTTGCGGACAACGACGGCACAGCCGTCGTAGCTCTTGTGGTTGTTGTTCTGGTTGCCGTTGTTGAAGTTGCAATTCCAGGCGTAAGAGGACCATTCGCGCTAGTAAGGCCACCACTGCGAAGGCCTTGGCCGATCAGAATGGGAGCTGCACCGGACCGGGCCTGCGCGCTGGCAGCGGTATCCGTTGTGTGCATGTCGGTGCCTTTGTGGGGCAGCGGCGCGACCAGATTCACTATGCGCGCGGGTATGAGAGCCTTGACTGTCATACGGCAGGCGCCCTGTTGGCGTTTTTGATCCAGCCACCGGCCTGCTTGCCGACACTGCCCAGCAGCTCAATGGAATCTGCCCATAGCTTAGGCGAGATATACCGGCTGTCGTGGCTAACCCGCAAAAGCACGGTGATAGCGCGCTGCTTGGTCAGCAGCTGGTCAATGTGTCCGGAACGTATGTCGCGCTGGGTGGCATTGGCCAAGGCCATCAGGTCTAGCATGTCAACGCAGTGCTGGGTGATCTTTTCGCCCAGGGCACGTTTTACGGTGCGCGGCATTTGCACCTGAGCTTTAACGGCGAGGCCAAGCAGGCGCACCCCTGTGCGGTAGATCGGGAGGTCGGTGTGAAGGGCCATGGGTGGCTCAGATCAAAGGATTAAAGGATTGAAGAATCAAACTCTGCGGACAACGACGGCACAGCCGTCGTAGCTCTTGGGGCCGGTGCTCTGGTCGCCGTCGCCGAAGTGGCAATCCCAGGCGTAAGAGGAATCGCTTTCATGGGTTTGGTTCGACCAGTGCCACTCAGGTTTGAGGTGCGGCTTGCAGTTTGCAAAGAGCAGTGCCTGCTCTTGACGGCTGGGCAGGGAGCCGCCTACATCTTCGGCCCAGTCCATGGCGGCTTGCCATTCCAGCTTGCCAGCGGGGCGCTGGGCCATCAGCACCAGGTGGTGGGTGATACGGCCAGATTCATCGATCACCGGGCCTGCGTAGTGCTCGCCGGGGCGCAGTTCGATGCTGATTTCGTTCAACGTCAAAACGATGGGCTTATTGGCTTCTGCCTTGAACTGGGCAATCAACTTGCTCAGCTCGGTTTGTTTGGCCTCTATGGCTTCAAGGGTTATTGCGGTCATGGTTGGCTCCTGTGGAGTTGAAAGGATTGAAGGATTAAGCGGTGAGGGGAATCAAGCGGACAACGACGGCACAGCCGTCGTAGCTCTTGTGGTAGTCGTACTGGTGGCCGTCGTGGAAGTAGCAACCCCAGGCGGAAGAGGAATCGTCCTGGTGCGTTTCGTTGGTCCAGTGCCATTTGGGATCAAGTTCGCTCTTGACGTTGGCAAACAAAAGGGCGGCAACGGGGCGGCTTGGGAGTTCGGCTTTGAGCTTTTCAGCCCAGTTCATAGCCTTCTTCCAAATCAGTTCCTGCGCTTTGTTTGGCAGCAAGATTACGGCGACATGGGTTCCATCCTTTTGGGTGGTAATTCCGGCGAATTTGCCGCCTTCGAACTCAGCGCCAAGGGCTGGTAGGTTGGTGAACTGGATGGACTCGATAGTGGTTTCTGTGGTCATGGGTTGCTTTCAGGGTTGCGGGGTGGGTGATGGGTTAGGCGGCTTGCAGCAACTGAGTGGCATTGCTGCTTTGGTTGAACCGCGATAGCTTGGCCTGGTAGTCATTCACAAGCGCAGAGAACTGCACAAGATCAGCTTCCAGCGCTTCTATGTAGTCGTCGTCGCGCTGGACTTCGCGCCAAGTGAAATCAGAGCCAACGGCGGCTAGGGCAGGGCAGTACAAACCAAAATGCCAAGATTTGCGCGCGGTTAGCCACATGCAGCCCTGCACCTGGTCAACGAATTCGCTAATGTCCGCATTCAGCAGCACATCGCGCAGTCCTTCGGGTGACACAAGGCACTTGTATTCGGAGCCGCTGTCGTCACCAATCAGGCCGTCAGCAGAGCCGCCAAACAAGCCGTCATCTGTGGTGACAAACCCGGCGCGCTGGACAATCACACCTGCCTCTTCCTCATGGCGGCGGCGGGCCTCGGGCTCCAGTTCGTGGCCGCGTTTCATTTGCCATGTCTGGAAACCTTCGTCTAGGGGTGTGCCGCTGATGCGCTCCACGGCTAGGCGAAAGGCGTAGTTCTTGGCAGCGTCAGACCAATCGCCAACCGGCTCACCGGCAATGGCCTTGTCTATCACCTCCGCGCGCGGCTTGGCCTTGTACCCAGCGGCCAGCATGGCAGCCTTTTCATCAGCTCCAGAGCGAATAGCTGTGACGTAAGCCTGCTGCTGCTCGGTGAGCATTCCCACACGCTGGCGAGCCACTTTGAACATGCTGGCCGTGATGCACCCGGCGCGAGCTTGGTGCCACTCTGGTGAGCCTTGGTCGCAATTTATGATGATCATTCGGCCCCCAAGACAACTTTGAGTTCTTCAAACTTGGCCGACAGTACGCCTTGGTCTACTGGGTTTTCCATGGCGGTGATCCATTCCCCGGCCACATAGAGCTGGTCGATGTTGGTGGCCGCGCACAGCATGGCCATGACTTCATCAAAGGTCTTGGCGGCAGGTGGCGTGTCTACCGTGCGGGCTTTGTCAGCAGCTATGGCCGCCTCTTTGAGGCGTTCGTGGTGGGCAGCAAGTGCCTTGCGATCATCCTTAGTGGCACCACCCCAAAACGTTTGATATTCCTTCACGCCCAGCGCGGCGGCGGTTTCAGCGCTGGCGAGCAATGCATCTGGTGCGGCTGGACTACTCGCGGGCTCGACTGTGCCCATGTCTTTGGGTAAATCCATGATTTCCTCGGCCACCGGCAGGCCGCGCAGCACATCGGGGAAAACGTCACGCAGCGCAAAGGCGCGGGCGCGCATCTGCATCATGCGTTTGGGGTACTGCGTCCAGGGGCCTTGCTTGCCCTTGAGCCCTGCGGCCTGAGCGTCAGCCATGCTGAAAGTACGCGACTGCTCGGGCTCACCCCGGCGCTTCACCTTGCAAGTGGCCTCGGTTGCAGTCTGTGTCTCGATCACGTATTCGCAGGCGCTGGAGCTGCGCACCAGAGCGATAACGGCATCACCCCAAAGGGCTGGGCGGCCATTGATGATTGCAAGGTTTTGCAGGGCTTGCAGTGGCTTCAAACCGATTTCAGCACCCCATTGGATGGCAATCAGGCAGTTACCGGGCTTGCCTTTGAAATCCTTGGGCACCATGTCACTGTCGGACAGGTACTTGCTGAACGTCAGCGCCTGGTCAAAGGTCTGCGGGGACAAGTCAAAGCTGGGTTTGGCTTGGGGAAGGGTGGCTACATTGCTCATATCGTTCTTTCAGTTGTTGTTAAAAAATACCCAGTCCGCAAAGGCCGTGACAGCGAGTACCGCGATCACCACCAAGACGGCCAAGGCGATTGCTTGGGTCATACTTTTGTTGACAGGTAAAGCAGCACCAGAGCGCCGCCTACGCACATGCCAAGCGCAAATGAAATCGCTGGCACCATTGGCTGGAGAATTTCAGAGAGCGTGCAGCTAGGCTCAAAACGCTCGCCTTCTGGTTCAAATAATTCGACGTTCATAGGGACACCCGGATAGTTGGTTTGTTCTTCTTTGTCACGCACTGGATAGTGGTTTCGTCAATCTCTCTCCAGCTCGCATTCGGCCCACAAGCGCGTTGTTTTCCTGCGTCGGTACGCAACTCAGCTTTAGTTGCTGCAATACCGTCTAGGGTGGCTGTTGTGGGCTGCTCTTCGGGGTTTGATGCAAGCGCAAAACCCATGGCCACTACAGCGACTGCGTAAAGTGGGTGTAGTGCCTTCATGCTGCACCCCGCACTGTCAGTCCTTGCAATGCTTGCAAAGATTCTCCAAATCCCCAAGCCTTTGCAAGCCTGCTTTTTTGCCACTCAGCCATTTCAAGCGCTGATTGCTGCTCTTGCTCTGTTAGCTTGTCTTGCAGCCAATTTGATATGTCTGCCAAGCTGTCCAGCACTACTTGCTGTGGCTGTAGGTGGCTACCGCTTGACTCTTTCACAGCGCTGTACAGTGCTGCGACTACCATTTGCACATCGGCTAGGGATATGTCTTTGGCGGTGCGGATTACGTTTACTGCTGCTTGCATCTTTCACTCCATTCAGCGTTTTGCTGTGATGGGTGAATTATCGGTGTGCCGTTATCTGTTGTCAACGGTTTGCCGATATAAAAGCAAAATATTTATCGGTTTAAGGGTTAATACCTAGAACTTTTGCTGCAAAAGTTTCGCCGACGAAAGTCGAGGCAGCTTGCGGGCGTAAAAAAACCCGC